GCCTCTATCGTCAGCAACAGATATCTTACTTATGTTTATTATCTAAAATCCTGCCTCAGCATGTGTCAATGCTCGTATCTTAATAGGTACTGCATATAACCAAGCCATGCCACCTGTACAATAAAACATGCCGTTTTCAAACGATGTAATATGGGCCGTGAAATCATTATTGTCTAGGTTGGACATAGCCTCTTGATCACAATTATCATCTACCACACACCATATCTCTTCGTGACCATTTTCTAACATTGCACGAGTCAATTCACTTCCTGTTATTGCTTCATCCATACCAGTAACTCCTAATCATTCCATATGATTATTAACCCAAATAAGTGAGGCCACATAAAAAACTTTTTGAATATCTCTAGGAATCTCACTCTTATAATCATTAATCCATGACAATAAAGTGGGCTTTATTATTACATTCTACACTATATATTTATAACAACGAATATATAAGACCGTTATTTATAACTGAAGTATGTGACTAGAGTATGAATTAACTGAGACCGCGCTTATTTATAATATTATATCGTTCTGAGTCAGCGGAGTTTTTTTAATTGGTACAGCATATTTCCATGCGCGCTTCTCTTTGCAGAGGAAGCATCCATCTTTAAAAGAAACGATGTGAACTATGAAGTTCCTATCAATATTTTTAATAGTATTTATAACGTCCTGTTCACTCTCATTGCTTACAGCGCACCAAACCTGTTCATCGCCACGTTCAAGCATTGCTCGCGTTAAATCGCTACCTACTAACTCAAAACTCATGTCTATACCTTGACTTTTAAATGTTGATTTCCATAATTTATTATAACTCTCCTGAATACGCCTTTACACCAGCTTTTATCCATATATCTGCATAAAGCGTATCACCTTTATTAATATACCATGACTAAGTTATTTGTTTTTATTCTTTTCAATATAAGTTGCACGCTGAACTATACACCCAACCCGCCATTTAGCAGGGTTTTGTACTTGTAAAAATAATTTATAGATAGTTGCTGAATAGTTACCAATCAGTTAAAGTCGAGTAAATTATTAGTTAAGATACTTAGGCGATTGATATGGTAGACAAGGTAGAACAAAAGGTAAGATTTTGTCCAAATGATGGCAGACACACTCTACACTATAGAAACAACAAAGATATTAACTGGTTGATGCACCTCGTGCTCGCTATATTTACTCTTGGCACGTGGATAATAAGTTGGGCATTTATAGCTATTTATCACGTACTTACTAAACCAATGGCTGGAAAATGGACGTGCTCGCAATGCGGCGGCTTGGAAGGAGCTTTGCCCAAACATCAGAATATACAGCATCAGCAAGCGACAATACAGCCAGAATACCCTCAACCCCAGCATACGCCCTCCCCAACCTCTGAGCCTAAAATCACGATTGAATTACCACCAGCAGAAACTTTTGCCATTGATAAAAATATCAATGGTGGCTTGATTGAGTTCTTTGGATTACAAAGGTGGTACCAGGCTACTTTTAATGATGAGCAAAAGCATAGATTAGAAGAGCGCTTTGGCACCGTGTCTGGCAACAAGTTAGCTTCAGGCCCAGTACGCTTTAGGTTTACCAACGTCGATATACTGCAGTTTCTTTATGATCTCGAAGAAAAGCTTAAGCCTCAAGAGTTCAGCGATATTTATAAATTGATAGACGAGCAATTTAAAATAGAGGCAGGTAAGTTCTGCAAAATTGACAACGATAGATGGAATAATGAGAAATACTATAAATCGTGGTTTGCCCTAATGAAGTATAGAATTGATGCGCTTAGCAAGCTAAAAGATGATAATTACTCTAAAAAGGGGCGGTTTGATGTTATTGAAGATGATTTTACTACTCAGCCTTGCTTAGATATAAAAGATAAGAGTTTTAATGTTTTGAATGGCGACTTAGACCGTGCATTCGATCAGCATTTCTTTGAGCCTATAGAGGGATGTAGATGTATAGTACGAGGCTATAGAGACTAAAACTAATGTATTAACGAACCGCCTTAGTGGCGGTTTTTTATTGCCTATCGGTCTGCCAACCCGCCATTGAGCGGGTTTTTTGTGCTTGTAATTTCACATATAAATAAATTATTCACATAGTGTGCATATAACCATTGACATATTTTCACATGGTGTGTAATATTACCTTATCAGCTAATACCGAGTTAGCCAAACCCAGTTAGAAACTTAGGGTTAAGCAAATACTCGATTAACGGTAGTGCCAAATAACAGGCACAAAAAAGCCCCTGATGGACGCTAATCTGCAGGGGCTAGTGCTTGGCTTAATAAGCGCGGCTATTGTGCCACAAGCAGTACGACTTATCAATCAAATTTTAAACACAAAAAAGCCCTGAACATCCGACCAAGAACACAGGGCTTTACTCACAAAGGAGTAAATGGATTATGGCACAACCAACTGAACTACTCAACCAAATAAAGTCATTAGCAGCTCATATTGCTGGAGGACTGGCAGTAGCAGTGACTATTTCAATCGTAGGCAACATCACTGGCTGTACCAGCTATCTGCTCAACCAAGCTGAGCAAGATGTAGCTACCTCAACGATTGAGCCACGTATCAACTCAATCGATAGCCCTGAGCTCATAGAGTTCAGACGCCAAAACCAAGATGCCAATGCGAAGTTGGCCAAAATGCGCTTATACGCTGCTGGAGGTGTCAAATGAGCTTATCTACCAAAGTTAATATCAAGTCTGTTGTTAAGTACGCTAACGGTACTTTTGGTGGTCAAGTGATTGCTAAAGACGACGACGGTAATAAGACTTTCTATGCTTGCCGGGTTAAAAGATTAGATGCTTTTAAAGTAGAGCTGGACCGCGAAAATATCTATCAGTTTGTTGACAGCCATTGGGAGAAGTTCAGCGTCGATGATACCAAGGCTATGGAGCTAACCTATCCACTGCGCACACTGATTGCAGGCTATGGCCACTTATTTACTAAAGACGTATCTAAGAAGAAAGATGGATCACGGTTTGGTATGTATAGCGACACGGTTGTTTCACCAGCTACCAGCTTAAAAGGTCATAAGCTCAAGATAGGCGACAAGATATTTATAACAAAAGATGCTTACTCACTTGTGGGCTACGGCCAAGAAACGATTGAGTATCAGGTTATGGGTGACTCTGACAGCACTTATAGACTGAATATCGTGACAGATAAACGCATGGCTGACAGGCTCAACAAGCAGCTTGAAGTAGCAAAGAAAAACCGTATGCGAGGCGTAAACAGTAGACCAATTGGTGGCGGCTCATGGGCAGCGAACCAAGATGCGCGCAAAGAGTTCGGTAGATCTCGCTACGACCATCGTCAACTTCAAAGGAGCCGGTCATGAGCTCACCTAACAGTAGCAAAAGACATAAAGCAGCCATGGCTATACTCGCAAGGCTTGGTCCTCAATCGCTTGTACCAATACGCACAAGCGACCTAACTGCTAAGCCAGTGCCTACTTATGCACCAAGCGACAAATCTATTATATTTTTTGACCCTACCGATGCAGAGCTTGACGCTATTTATAGCGGTAGGCTATCAGGCAGCGGCAAGCTAGGAGGAAGTATCTGATGGCAATTGTGACTTTTGTATTAGGCAATAGTGGTTCAGGTAAATCCTACAGCCTGCACAATCTGGACCCAAAGCAGTGCGCCATGATTAACGTTATGGGTAAGCGACTACCCTTTCGTGGCGGCAATAATATACGTGCCGTTAGCGCTGATAACGCTTACTGGATTAACGACAATCTACCTGCCTTCAAGTGCCCTATTGTGATTATTGATGACTTTCAATACATCATGGCAAATGAGTTTATGCGTGGTGTTACTGACGAAGGTAGTGGCAACTCAGTGTTTCAGAGGTTTAATCGGATTGGCCAGAACGCTTGGAACATCCTAACCACTGCCATCAATAATATGCCACCCGATCAGCGTGTTTATATCCTATCCCACATCGAAGAGACAGATGGCAAGACGAAAATTAAAACGATGGGGAAAATGCTTGATGACAAGATTGTACTAGAAGGGATGGTGACTATCGTACTGCAAACCACTATCCGTAATGGCGAGCACTTCTTTATGACCAAGAATGACGGTACAACCACTGTCAAAACACCGCATGAAATGTTTACCAGTGAATTAATACCCAATGATTTAAACGCTGTAGATGATGCTATTTGCGACTTCTACGGTATTGCTAAAAACCCTAATCAAGTATTAGAAACCAATTAATTAAGGATTTATTTATGAACTTTCCAACTATCCAGCTAAACGAAACAGCAGCCCTTAAAGCCAACACTGGTGGCGGCGCTTTCTTTGACGGTAATAGCGAGCAGCTAGTAAAGATTGGTCGCGCTGAATTTGTAGTATCGTCCAACACTGGCACAACTGGCATGGCTTTCGACGTGTTCAACAAAGATGGTCAAAAAGGTTACTTCACCCTATGGTTCTTGAAAACTAATGGCGAGTACATTGATGGTTTTTACAACCAACTGCAAAGCATCATGGCTGTCACTGGTGTCAATACACTTACGCCAACGCAGGCCAATATTGATAAGTGGGATACCAACGCTGGTAGAAACGTACCAACTCAAATGACGGTTGCCAACGAGCTAATGGGTAAATACTTTACTGGCTTATTTATCAATGAGTTTGAGATTTATAACGGTGAAAAGAAAACAAAGACACAGTTATTTGCTGCCTTCAACCAAAAGCGTCAGTCTTTACAGGAACAGAAAGATCAGGCAGCACCTCAGCAGATTGAAACGCAAAAAGAACGGATGATGACTTACTCCTCTAACTCTGAAAATAAAGTAGATGAGCAGCTAAAAAATAGTGGCGGCAACGGGGGTTATAACAATCAGACGACAGGTCAGCCCCCACATGGCGGTGCCAGTTATCAGCGTACATCAGCACCGGCACAGAATAACAGTTATCAAAATAATAATGCGCCGAACAACCAAACGCATTCAAGCACGCCACCTGGTCCAGTAGATGACGATATTCCATTTGCTCCCCACTTTGACGGTCAGTTTTAAATTTTTAGAAATAACGTCAATCGTTTAGGCCGGTAGGTATTAGCTAGTTGGTGAGGTGACGGCTCATAAAATGCGTGTCTGAGTTCAGGCGCACCAAGGCGACGATGCCCACTGTCCTAAACACCCTAATTTTAAGGAGTGACCATGAAAGGCTCTTTTGAAAGCAAAGTAACGATGCCAAACGGTGCTATCTATAGCTGCAATATATCAAAAGGCTATTACAGCCACGTACTTGGCCAACATGAAAAAACCTATTGGCTTGAGCGTGAAATTAGTAAATACAACAAAGAAAGCGTGCTGATTTGTCTAAGTGATAGAAGTGTATTTATCAGTATCTACATTAACAAGCAAGACGCTACTGGGATAATTCACCCCACTGATAAGCAGCTACTAGGGTTACTTGATACCAATTTATCGCTAGAAGAAACTTTCGAGTATTGCCGTAAGACATTCTGCTCTGAACTTTCAAAGAAAGCCAAGCTCAGTCAGTCAACAGCAGTGGCTCAACCTGACCTATTCGAAATGGCATAAGGATAATGATCATGAAATACACAGAAGAAGAAATGACCACCCTAGCCGATGAGCTGCTAGAGATTGATTTGGAATTGCCGCAAGTTTGTCCGACGTGTGGTAGCACTATGCAAAATTTGCATAAGGAAAATGATTGTGAGTGAGCTAGGTGAAATCAAAACGATAAAAGGTGGCGAAGCGGAATGTATCAGCGGTACTAAAAATGGCATTGCGCTTTATCAAAATTTTAATCAAAACGAAAATATACTTTATGTGATGCAA